CAGTTCCAGTAACAGTTCCAGTTCCAGTAACAGTTCCAGTTCCAGTATCATTATAGTTACCACTTGCTTGCACTTGGTAGCATGTGCTAGCATTTGCTGAACTTGCTTTCATTTGAGCAGCACGGGCTTTTCCGGCTTCCCGGCGCTTTTGCTTGACGTTCTCGTACTTTTCTGCAGCCGAATCCACGCCATTGCACATGAACCGGAAATTTCCGCGCATTCCACGGTCGGAAAATGTTGGTTTTTCGCCTGTTCGGACGTACTTTGCCAAAGCCCGCATTAGCTGTCCTACTTCGGCATCCGTGTACTCTTCCAGCGCGTCGAACCAATCCAGATACGCGACAAACGACTTTTTTTCTTCTTTTGCCACTTGCTCACCTCCTTTGCCCGCCCGTATAGCCGGATAGCACAGCTTGCAAGATCAGAAGGGGAGATCTCCATCGTCTGAGATCGTGGCAAAGTCGTCCATGTTTCCCTGCTCATACGCGGAAGCCGCCTGCAGGGCGCTGTGCGCGGCGTTTGCTTCCCGCACATGATTTGCCGTCTGCTGCTCGTAGGACGCCGTAGCAGGCTTGTCTGCCGCCTTGGAGCCCGCAAAGCTCACATTGCTGGTCACGACCTCCACGGCAGTGCGGTTGCTGCCATTCTTGTCCTGATACTGACGGGTCTGCAGGTTGCCTTCAATGGCAATCAGGCTGCCCTTCTGGAAATACTTGCACACAAACTCGGCCTGTGCACGCCATGCCACGATATCGATAAAGTCCGCCTGCCGCTGCTCGCCCTGCCGGGCAAAGTTGCGGTCGCAGGCAATGCGGAAGCTGCACACGCTGGTGCCCTGCTGGGTGGTCTTCAGCTCCGGGTCGGCAACCAACCGGCCCATGATCGCTACAACGTTAAGCACGTTACACCTCTTCCTCAGCGCTATCGCCTGCGCCGGATTCATAGTCGATGTTTGCGCCCATCAGCACTTCCGGGCACTCGGCGCGGGCAAAATAGGCGGCGGCGCGGTACTTGAGCATCATCTCAGTCATGCGGGGCCAGTAGCTGCCCTTCTTGTCCCACCAGCCGAGGTCTTTCGCCATCTTGACGGTGACTTTCGGACCTTCTACCTTTTCGCCGGTGAGCTTGTCCACACCGATCAGACGGCATCCCCAGCTATCCGTTCCTTCCTGTCCTTCCATGCGGTAGCGGGTGCGCCCGGCAAACTCGCCGCTGTTGTCGATCAGCGCCTTGCAGCTCTTGCCGCTCCATGTGGGCTGGCCATAGACGACATACAAATTCTGCATAACGAACAGATACGATACGCCCATGCGCTGGGCCATGTCACAGGCAATAGCGCAAGCGCCAACGTTCTTGGCGTATGTCTGCGGGAGCATCCCGTCCGGCAGGTTCGCCATCGCGACTGCCTTGGACTTCGCGAGCTGCCAGATGCGTTCATCGGCGGTCAGGCCCTGCACCTTTTCCGCGTAACTCTGCGGGCGCTGTGCCAGAGCCGCAGCGGGAGCAGCGGCAGTCGTTTCTGCTGCAGGAGCGGGATTCTGAAGCATTTCAACGGGAGTCTTTTCGTTTTTGGTCTCAGGCATGATGAATTTCCTCCTCAGTGTATTTTACATCGATGATATGTGCATAGCGCTTAATGGCGTCGAGGTCGGATTTTGTGCAGTGAAACACGATTTTTCGATCGCGAGCCTCTTCTTCACGGGTGAAATTGTCAAAGAAATCATCGTCGTAAGCGTCTCTGTATGAATTGACATCGTAAGCAACGGATGGCCTGACCACATTTACGACATATGGATTTTGATGTGGGCCTTTGTAGTCAGAAGGAAGTCCTTTTATAACTGCTTCGCGCAACAGGGCATGATACTCAATACCATAGCAACGGTCGATGCTATCGAAAGGCTCCGGCATGATCTCCGCGCCGCCCGCGGCATGGATGATGTCGATATCGCACATCAAGCTTCCTACCCTACGGTAAATGCAATCAATAACAGACCGGCTTCCACCCGCACCGTCATCGTACAGCGTCCCGCTCTGGGCAAAAGCTGTAAAGTAAGCGACGGCGTGGTTAATTTCGCTCGCCAGCTCATTTCCTGCGTTGATAAGCCGGAAGAGCATATGCTGCGGGCCAATGTAGTAGTAAATCCCCTCCGCCTTGTTGGAAAGATCTTTGATGCGTTCGCGCTTGGCAATGTGCTTCTTGCGTTCGTCTTGCATAAATATTCACCTCGCATACACAACGTTCATATCGGCGTCAAACACCCTGTACAGCCGTTCGGGCTTTCTCTTTGCCAGTTCATCAGCAATCACAATTGCATCCGAAGTGACCGGAAATTGCTGCTGCGAAACAAGCGCTGGAGGCTCTTGCTCCACATCGTAAATTCTCAAAAGTGCCACTTGTAAAACCTCCTGTTTTGTGCTATTTTTGTGGTGATGGGCGGCGAAACTCATCACCCTTTGGGCTTGTCCGTGTTGGCGCACGGGCAGGCTCTTCTTTTTTGCGGCGTATCGGCGGCAGACTGTCCACCTCATCACGTCGGATACGCTCTTTCTCGAAAATGTACTTGCGAGCCCGACGCCTGCCGTTGCGGCTGTGGCTGCTCGCAGACGCAAAGCTGTTTGCACTTTTGTAACCCAGCCGTCTGGCACACATCTCAGACGTACCGCTGGCAATCAGGTCTCCGGTCTTGGCATCGTACACGGTGTACCACATGACATGGCGGACAGTGTCAGGCATGCGTGATCCCCCAGATTCCTCTTGCAGCAGCTCCCGCACGTTGTCCATTTCTTCGGCGCACATCTCCCAGACGTTTGCCCGTGCGGAGTATCCGGCCCGGACAACAATGTCATCCGAGGCTTCGGTTTCTCGCTTGCAGCGTTCGGCAAGCCGCGTGTAGGATTTGACTTTGCCCTCAACGTACTCTTTGGCCGTCATCATGCCCCACGCTCCTGATTCTCCGGATACTCCGGGTTGCGGGCGTGGGTGCGGTTGATCTTGCCGTATTTGCGCCGCTTTGCGGCTCTCTCCCTGTCCTCTGCGGCAAAGCCCAGACGGGCCAGCAGAACAGCGGCCAAAATCAGCACCAGCGACACCGCAAACAGTGTGCCGGAAATGTATCCGGTGGTCTGCGCGGTGCCCTCTGCGCCCATAGCTGCGCCCATTCCAACGACGCCCAAAATGACGGCCAGCCAGTAGTAAGTGGTGGATTTGAGTTTCATTCTTTCGGATCCTCCTTTGTGTAAACCTTTTCGAGCTTGTAAAAATCCTTCACCCACGCCATAAAACCGGCGCGTGAGATCAGCGGGGCGGCGCTCTTTGTGTCAATAGACGGCACCGCCCATGCCGGGAAGCTGCCGGCCTGAATCATACCGGTAAAGATCGGCTCGCTCACCGAAATGTTATTGTCCCGCATGATCTGGCAGCACTCTGCAATTCCCATGCTCTTCTTCACTGCCACACTCCTCCTTTTTTCCTCTCAGCTGCCGCTTCAGCCGGATGTGCTCCAACCGTTCCGGCTGCCTTGCATCCAAGCGCTGTTCAAGCCAGCGCTTGTTGTAGTGCTTCTTCACGGCTTCCACTCCACAAACTCGCCATTTTTGAGGGTATAGTAAACGTTTTCTCTGATGGCAGAACCGTCCACGCGGGCCATTTTGGCACAGATCATGTGGCCGTCATCATCGTACTCGGTCAGCACCAGATAGCAGCCCAGTGCGCCGCGCGCCTTACCGCAAGCACCGTTTACAACGGCAATGCTATCTTTTCCGTCTGCTTTTGCGCTGCAATAAGCCCCAGTGGCTGCCGCCGTGCTGGAATTGCCGCTGGAACCCGCCGTGCTGGAATTGCCGCTGGAACCCGCCGTGCTGTAATCGCCGCTGGAACCCGCCGTGCTGCAATTGCCGCTGGAACCCGCCGTGCTGTAATAGCCGCTGGAACCCGCCGTGCTGCAATTGCCGCTGGAACCCGCCGTGCTGCAATTGCCGCTGGAAAAAGGTTCTTTGCCCTTCACCCGATTAAAAACGGCATTCACCGTAGCTTTTATCAGCCCTGCAAAATTCACCTCGCCTTTCACCGTCAGCTCAGTGCAGGCCAGCTTACTGTCCTCTTTGCTTTTATCCACGTTCCCGCCGCACTCGACCTCAAAAAAGCGCGGGCTATCCTTCAGTGGGTAGTAGTACAGCACATCCAGCGGGTTCTCGCAGGCGTGCATACCAGCATGGCAGCAGTCGGCCTTGTCCTCATGGTAGGTCTTGCCCACCTCGTACTGCTTGCCACGGCACTGCATATTTTTGTCCATGGCCTTGTAGGCGATGATCTTCTCACTCATGCTTATAACCTTCCTTATTGGTATGTTTCTTCTGTGCAGGTATGGTCAGCGCCTCACTTCTTAGAGCTGCCAAAGCTGCCGATGAGCCAGAGCGCGATCCACGCCGCCGTTCCTGCGGCCCAGGTGAACGTCCAGTGCATCAATGCGCAGATGGCCCACACAGCGGCGCATGTAACGCCCCACGAGATGCCCAGAAGGACGGCAAACGCAATGATGACCGCCAGTGCTTCACCCATTGTTCCGCGCCTCCTTTGCGACTCTCTCGGATGTCTGTGCCGCCGATTCCGTGCACCACTTGCCAGCCGGGGCGGTTTTGCGCGGGTCTTCCTTGGGCTCAACAGCTTCGTCATCTTCCAGCAGCTTCTTCAGGTCGGCCAAGAACTGGCCGCACATATCCGCCTGCGCAGGCTCTGCAAGCCGGATGATAAAGCCGCCGTCTAAGAAGCTCTTTTGTGCTTGGATGGCCGCTTTCGTTTTGTAATAGTCTTCGAGATACTGATACTTGCCAATCAGCTGGCAAACCTTATCGCGCATCGTGGTTTTCATGCTTGCTCCTCCTTTACCGTCCATGCGGTCAGCGCCTTTGCGACGCCGTTTTTCTTGATCTCGCCGATCTTGAAATACAAAACGGTAAGATCACCAAAATCCTTGATAGCGCCGTAGTTCCAAACACCGAGATACAGTTCCTTGCCGTGGCTGTCCATGACCTTGATTTTCGTTATGACCGGAAACACGTTGTGGCAGGCGCACACGAGACAGTTCAGCTTCATGTTACGCACCCCTTTCAAACGCGGTCTGCTCTGGTTGCTCCTCGACAGCGGGAAGCTCGTTCAGCCTGTCCATACGGACACTGTGTGCCGCAGCCAGCTTCTTGGTGGCGTTGATAAAAGCAGACATGAGCTTTTTGTCCTTGCTGTCCGCAATGATATCCAACGCATTGAGCTTGCGGACGTAAGTAGGGGACATGCCCTGCGCAGCGGCGCTCTTTTTGCGATTCTCCAGACGGCGGCGAACGAAGAAGCCATTGCGCTCCATTTCGGTGTAAACCTCGTTCCAAGCTTCTTCATAGGCTTTGCCGCCGCCCTGTTTCCGGGCAACTGCCTGAATCGCGTGCCCGCAAGCTGTGCGCCAGTCACCATTGACATCCGTGGTCATTACTTCCTTCATGGTGTCCATGCTCTCGGTCAGCTGTTCAATGGCTTTGTCGTGGCGCTGCTGGGTGGAGTACATCTGCTTCATGCTGTTCAGCAAGCCCTCCACCATTGCCAGCTCCGGCGGCAAGTTCGGGTCTGCCGGAGCCATGTATGCGCCGGTCTTGCGAATCTGCGGTAGCACCTCGGAAGTGACCCACTTGCGGAAAGGTTTTGCTTCCGGTTTGTCGCTGCGCAGAATGACGTTGTACAGGCCGGACTCGCTGATGATAGTCATTTCCTGACTGCGGCCCACGCTGTCGATGAGGTGAGCCTGACTCACTTCATCAGAATCAAGCCGTTCAGCAACCCTCGCCGGGGTACTGAGGCCCAGCACATCGCACACGTCCTTCAGGACGAACCACGGCTCGCAGTTCATCTCTACAGTGCGGACTTCATGAGACTGATAACTAAAAATCTGTAATTCGTTCAAATCGTTCACTCCTTTTAATAAAATGCCTTCTCTTTGCTTTGCCGTCGCAGTGTGTCGCGCTGCCATGCCAATGCATCCGAAGCAAAACCTTGCCGCAGCGAATCGTTACGGTGCACCGCTTTTCCTTCGCAAATCACATCAGCGCTTTTCTCTGCCATTCCTTCGCGTCGCCTTGCCACTGCACAGCAGTTCACCTCATAGCCTTTGCTTTGCACCGCCGTGCCTTGCCATTTCCAAGCTAGGCCGTGCCGGGCTGTGCCTTTGCTGTTCCGTGCCATGCTCATCATCGCCATCGCTAGGCCAGTCCACGCGCATCAATGCCCTTGCGGCTCGTAACCACTCCCAGCCTTGCCATTGCCACGCCTCGAGCTGCACCGCCTCCGCGAATCAGGGCCGTCAATGCCATGCCCTTGCGCTCAGTCCTTCACCTCATAGGCGATGTAAGTAAACCGGCCCTTGCCGCTGTTGCGCCACTGGCCGATGCCGCGCAGAATGCCATAATCCAGCCACTCGCGCACAGCCTTTTCGTGGCTGTCGTCAAGGAGGGTCACGTCAAACTCGCAGCTGCTGCCCGCCGGGATCTCCTCACTGTTGGCAAGGCTCACGCGCTCGCCCTGCGCGGTCTGTGCACGCAGCGGACGCTGGCAGTCGGTAATCTCACCGTTCACGTGAATGGGAATCATGCGGGGCTGAATGAAGATCAGGCCGTCAATGACCTTCTTGTAAGCGGTCAGCTTGCCGCTTTCGTTCACGGCCTTCTTCTTGCCGGTCTCGGTCTTGCCGCCGATGCGGGAAAGCATGCCGCAAGCATCCTTAAACATGCCCTTGATCTGGTAATCGTAAAAAATCGGATTGCCGTCCGGGTCACGCGGGAAAACGGTCATGCCCTTGTCAGCTACCGCATCAGGGCCAAGAGCCGCCACTTCATCCTCGATGGTTGCAGCATCCGGCGACTTGCTGGCGATGAACTCGCGGGCCACATTGGGGTTTGCGGGCCATGTGCCCAGCACCGGCTCAATAAACGTAGCTTTCACATGCAGTTTTTTCATAATAGTAACCTCCAAAATAAGTTTGTATCCTTACGCCACGCCGTTGTTCTCGGTCTGGCGGTCGTTCTTGCGCACCGCAGCCATGCCCATTCCCATCCAGAGCAGGGACAGCTTGTCCTGCGGCTCTAAGCCGTCGAACAGCACGTTGATAAGCGTATCTGCTGCGTGTGCTCCATCTGCCGGGATGTTGTACCGCTCTGCAGCCAGATCGGTGCGGTTCTTCTTTGCCTTTGCCATAAAATAATCAGCTCCTTCTGTGGTTGGCACCCACGACCTTGCCCGGCTGACTGCCGGGTGGTTTCGACCCTTGCCGCAGGGTCATCATCAGGCGGGATAATCGCTCAATTACGGCCTGCGCCAAGCGTCACGTTCTTCACACTCAAAATGTGTGCGACTCCTGCAAAAGATGCTTCAAAGTCCATAACCGCCTGTGCAAACGCTTTGGCTTCCGAGGATTCATAGACCTCTGCCGTAGTAATGTAAACCTGACCGTCTGTGCCAAGATACTCAATATTGATAAGCATCGTTCAGACCTCCTTAAACATCTTCACGCCGGCCACGGTGTAGTCAGCCGCCGGGCCCATATAGCCGTGAGAAAAGGCAACGACCGGGTGCCATGTGCCATTGTCGTAGACTTGCAGTGCATCGCAATGCGTCTCGGCTTCCGCGCCGTGAATCCACTGGCCAGACCGGCGGCATCCCTTCCAGCGGAACCAGTTGTAACCCCTTGTGGATACAACATAGCTAACGCTGTCCGCATCAGCTACTTCCCGGATGCGCCTGCCCCGAGCTGCGTTCTCGTAAACGTCCATCATCCCTTAGCCCTCCTCTCAAGCCTGAAATGCCGGGCACGCAGTGCCGCGGAAGTGGGTGAGACGGATCGCGTGCTTCAGCTCTTTCTCGCTCATGCAAGCGGTCTGGAGCTGGCTGACGAACTTGATCGCCCACCACAGGCCCTGCACGGTCTGGCGGTCAAGCACCGCACGGCGCTCGGCGTCGGTCTGGGCGGCGTTGTACCGCTTGAGGGTGTTATTGCAGTCTGCGGCGAAGTTTGCCGGAATGTTAATAGAAAGTGCATTCATGTTTTTGTCCTCCTGTGTGCTTTCGTTTGCTAATCTTGTGAGATTAGTATAGCACACATAGTTAGATTTTGCAAGCATTTTTTCGGATTTTTTTCAAAAATAAGTTGACATAGTTAGAATTTTGCACTATAATATGAAGCGTAAGGAGGGCAAGTAAATGAACGAACGAATCGCGCTTGTCCGCAAGAGCTTAGGCCTTACGCAAGAGAAGTTTGCAGAGCAAGTAGGTCTGTCCCGTAACTTTATGTGGATGATCGAAAGCGGCACGCGAGTCCCCAGCGACCGAACGATCTCCGACATCTGCCGCGAGTTTAACGTCAATGAGACGTGGCTGCGGACAGGCGAAGGGGAGATGTTCAACCAGATCACCCGATCAGAAAAAATTGCCGCCTTTCTCGGTGACATCACCGAAAATGAGGGCGACGATTTCAAACGTCGGTTTGTGGAGATGCTGGCAGAGCTGGAGCCCGAGGACTGGAAGCTTTTGGAGCGGATGGCTGAAAAGCTGCAAAAAAAAGAGGGAAACCCGTAAGGGTTCCCCTTCTTTTGCTACCTTGATTTATTTAATCAGCTTGCTGGCATACACCCAGATCAGGCGCAGCTTGTGCGAGTCTGCCTTTTCCAGCAGTTTGATAATTGCGTCAATGTAGCTTTGTCGGTCTGTGGTGTTCATTCTGATGCCTCCTATGTGATGTAAAATTTAATATGTGTGAGGTGTTGCGGTATGTCACGGCGCGGAAAAGTTTCGGTTTACGATCAACGAGACCGCAAAAACAAGCGCTGGCTTAAGAAGGTAAAGAAAACTATCACGCCAAGCAAACGCACGCAGCGTGCGATTGCAAAAGCTATCATTTCTTCCGTTCCTTCTGGTTCTACAGTTCAACCGACTTACAAGGAAAGAACGCCGTACAAGCAAGCATCTGTAAAATGGAAAGACGCAAGGCCTACGCTTTTACAGTGGGCTGGTTGCTTTGCTACTGGTTTAATTTGCTTGTGTCCTATACTGAGCATCTGGAAGCCTTCTTTCGATATTTCGGAAATTTCTTTTTTGTTTATCGCTTTCTTTGCTTTCCCTTTTTTGGTCGCAACGCTTTGCGTTGTCGATTACAACAAAACCAAATACCGCTCTTATCATTCAAAAAACGTCGCAGCTGCTTCTGACGTTTGTGATTTCCCTGACCTAGAGAGTGCTGCCGGATCAGCCCCAGAAGAAACGATAGCGGAAATCGACCGGATGAATGCCAAAATTTTAATGGATGAATTTCAAGATTCCTTGGGTATCATGCAGAAAACGACTAACCCGGAAACTTTCTTTTCGAGGTACGATCTCGCTATGGAGCGGTTGGACGGTATGGTTGAGTTGCAACAGAAAGGGATAAAGTTCACCAGTGATCTTTCCTCTTTGAAAGCTCAAGCTCTCAGTCAGGAAACCGCCGCAGACACCGTAAACGTCCTGATAGACAATGCCTATACAAAGCAGCTGCAAAAGCTTTCTACCCTTAAAACGGAACGAGGGCGTGCAAACTCAAATCAAAGGTGGTATGCATCCTTTGAGCCTTACTTTGACAAAATGCCCGTGCGTTCAAGAAGCTATCTGGATTTGAAGCTTGAAGAGCTAAAAGAGGTGTAAGCAATGGATTTATTCACTGCTTTTGCCTTTAATCAGGACGTAGAACCGCCTATCCCTCCAGAAGAGCGGCAGTATTATCAAGACCCGTCTTATTATAAGGACTATGCGCCGTCGATGTCTTTTGACGCCGTAAACGGCACATGCAAAGTCATTACTTTTCAGGAACGGAAAAAGATTTCTTACCCGTCAAAGCGCGGCCTTTACGTTGCGGAAATCAAGCTTTTGAGCTATTGCTCAAGCGGGAAGCTGTACCCGCATCCAAAGCACGGTTATCCGGGGCTCTGGTGGTATCAGTATGGAATCAAAAACGTTGGATTTCACTTGAAAACGCTTGAAGCTGGCGGCTTTATTCGGATGAACGATAAGCAAAAATACGAGCTTACAGAGCTTGGAAAACAAGAGCTAAAAGACAATGCTTATGTAACCGACTGCAAGGCAACCGTTGCTCCACTTGGCCGTGGCTGTTGCCATTTGGACGTGTGGGAGATCAACCGCCGGATAGCAGGTGGCGATACAAGCCAGTGGAAAGACATTGCCGCTCAAATTGAAGCCGAAATTGAGTCCCACAACGATAATTTCAAAAAATCGCAAGAGGAACAGCGTAAGCGCTTGGGCCTGTAAACCTGTTCACAACCATATTATAAAACCGCTGGTTGTGGTCGTCAATCCCCATTCGAGCACTGTTTTCGGTGGGGAAATCCACTGAAAACGTGGATTTACGCTGACATTTCAGCTTATTCGCGGAAATCGCGCGTTTTGCACGAGCAATGTGCAAAAAATGCACGTTGCTATTCGTGGTTGCAAGGCTGCTGCAAATTTTGCAACAGGTCAGCAGCCAGCGCCCCGCCGGGCGTACCGGCTGCGTTACGCAGGGCTTGCACCTCCGGCAGGGCCTTATCTTGAATGTAAGCGCGAGCAAGGCGCTGCTGCTCCGGGGTCATATCCAAATAGCAGGCCAGCAGGGCACGGGCATGGGTGCGAAAGTGTGACAGATTTTTCATAACTCATTCCTCCCAGGGTGCAGGGGTGTGGTCGGTGCCGGTCAGGATGCTTGCGGGCATTCCGTCGATGATGGTCATTTCCGGGTCTTGGTTGCTTGTTTGACCGTTTTTCATTTTGTTTTCCTCCTGATTTTTGGTGATTGTGTCAACTTATGTACCAAATTCTACCATGCGCCGTTGGAAAATAAAATACGGATAAAATTTGTCGAATGGCGCGGATTTTTTCTGCGCCATTTTTTGTTAAAAACACACTGGTTTTATGGGGGCGAAAGTATGAGTTATTTTACGGCAAGCCAAATCGGGAAAGCGCTTGCAAAAGCCCGGGTGTCTGCGGGCCTGAGTCAAGCGGAGATCGCAAGGCGCATCGAAAAAGGAGAGCGCACCGTGCAGAGCTGGGAAAAAGGATGCACCAGCCCTGACAGTGACGAGATCATGGACTGGTGCACGGCGTGTGGGGTGTCGCCCATCACGGTGTTCATGGAGATGACCCACCCGGATCTGTACAAAGTGCCGGATGACGGCAAGGCAGACGATGAGCTAAACGCGGAGTTGCGCCGTCTCGTGGTAAAACTGCCGCCGCTGACAAAAAGGCTGCTTCTCTTCATATTGAAGGGCAGTCACGGAAGCAGCCCGCCTGCTGTCATATCGGAGATAGCTGCAAACCTGCACTGCCCGCTCAATAACCGGGTCAGCGTGTGCGGAACCATCATCGACCAATACAACTTTGCCCAGAGCATGGGATTAGACCCATGCCCGGACGCTCCGCAACCTCCCATTGACGACCTGAAGATCAACTACAAGGCCGGAAGGGCCGCTGCTGAAAATGGTGCCTTCGGATATATCGGGCAGAAAAAGGAGTAAGCCATGAAATGCGTGAGACCATGCTGCCGGAAAGAGATCCCAAATGGTGCTTCTTTTTGCCCGTGGTGCGGGAAGAAGCAGCCGGAAGCCGCCCCGCAACAAAGAAAAAAGCGCCGCCGTCCCAAGGGCAGCGGCAGCGTGTATAAGTTGAGCGGGACGCGGGCAAGACCGTATGTTGCGCTTACAGCCTGCAGGGACGTTTTGGGCACGTTTGAAACAGCAGGAGAAGCCGTACAAGCACTGGACGCTTACAACGCCCAGAACACCCCCGCAGCGCGTCTGAAGTGCACCTTTGCGGATGCCTATGTCCAATGGAAATCGCAGCCCAAATTTGACAAGCTCAGCACGGACATGCAAAAGGGGTACGAGCTGGCCTATGCAAAGGCTGCGCCGCTATACGACCGACAATTGCGGGATTTGAAAGCGGCAGATTATCAACAGGTCATTGACGCAATGGTGGAAAAGGGGCTTTCCCGCAGCTCCTGCGAAAAGCAGCGCACACTTTTCAGCCAGATCTGCGAGTGGGCAATGGCGCAGGACATCATAAACAAAAATTATGCCATGCTGCTGCAGCTCCCGGCGGCTACAGGAAAAGCAGAGCGCACCCTGACTGCCCAAGAGATCGAGCAGATCAGCAGCCGACAGAATGACCCGAAGTTTGGGCAGACGGCGCAAATCGCAATGGTGCTGCTTTATACCGGTATGCGCATTGACGAGCTGCTTTCCATGCGCTGCGAGGATGTGCATCTGAAAGAGCGGTACATGCAGGGCGGTGAAAAGACAGAAGCAGGCAAGAACCGCATCATCCCCATCCTTGAGCCCATTTACAAAATCATTGCCTTTTGGATGCTGGACAGCGGGTGTGAATGGCTGATTCCATCCAAGGCCGGCACAAAGCTGGACAAGCGTAACGTGGCTACAAAGTTCCGGGCGTTGATGCAGGAATGCCATATAGAGGGCGTGCATCCGCATACGCTGCGCCATACAGCCAGCAGCAAGATGGTGGAGTGTGGTCTGGAAAAGACCGCGGTGCAGGCCATCCTCGGGCACAAAAATTTCTCCACCACGGCCAACAAGTACGTGTCCCACAACGATCCATCCTATTTGTTGCAGGAAATGCAGAAGATGAAGTATTGATCTGTTAGATTGTTTGTTAGATTATCACGTTCATTCAGGAGATTTTAAGGCGTTTCAAGCAAAAAGAAAAACGCACGGACGATTTATTTTCATCGTTCGTGCGTTTATTTTTGGAGCTGGTGACAGGAGTTGAACCTGCAACCCACTGATTACAAATCAAATTTATTTAACGTATTTATGCAAATAATAATTGATTTGTTAGATTGTTGTTAGATTATGCGTCTCATGCCCCAACGTTGAAGGCTATGTAAAAATAGCACATTTTATGTCTTTTTACAAGTCGCTTATCTTCCGCATTACGAGCTCATACTCTTTCGGGTACGCCAGCTTTATTGCCTTCATGTGCTCGTCAAGCACCTGCATCAAACCGCCGAAAGGAACAGAGCTGGCAGCCGCCACAAAGTCGCTTTGCGGTTCCGCTTCCGTGGAGTACGCCGCCCGGTAATCCGTGGGCGGCAGTGCCTGAATCTGCGTTTCAGGTGCGTGCGCTTCTTCCAGCTCGTCCCGCACAGTGCAGAGGGCAGCAAGCTTTTCCACGCTCTGCCAGTCCGTCGACCCGCATTTCAGCTTGTGAATATGGGTGTTGATCTCGTCAATGTCCATGCCTGCCGCCCTCCTCCCTTATGCGTTGCGCAAGATGTTAGCAGCCTGCTTGTAGGCGTCACGCTCTGCACCGGTGGCTTCCTGCATCATGTCCTCGATGTCAGAGATCATGCGCTCACGGCCATCCGTGCGGGAGTAGTGCCCGCGCACATAGTGACGGCCACGGTTGGCGTAGCTGTTGCCCCGGTTGTAACCGTTTCCGGCATCGCGGTTGAAGGATCCGCGCATGTCAGCTTTCCACTCACCCGCACGGCTGTACTCGCCGCCCTCGCAGTAATCCTCGATGCGGTGGATGTCCAGAATGATATCAACGATATCGCCGATCATCTCAACATCACCCGGGGAACGGTTCTTTTTGTCGGTCAGCTCCATGAGCTCGTCGCACATCTCATTCTTCAGATGATTCAGTTTATCCAGCATGACTTTATCTCCTTTCTTATGCTACCCGCTCAACGATCAGGTTACTGTTTGCAATGTTGACCGCCTGCGTGCCGGTGTTTTTAACCGCCACGGTCAAGCAGCAGCCGCGCGGCACCTCGATGAACGCAGCCACGAAAACGTTGAAGTAATTTTCGACTGCCGCCGGGGTAACAATGGCGGTCGCACTGGTCAGCGATTCACCGCCGACAGCCAGCGCCACGGAAATGGGTCCCACAGTGCCGCCGGTGGGAACGGCGATATTGCCGCCAAAGCTTACCTTAAAGCGCGCTTTGCACTGATTGGTCAGGCCTCGCAGAGTCACAAGGCCGCTGCCCTCACGGTGCATGATGCAAGCAGGGGCTTTCACCGCGGTCTCGGTCAGGGGAAGGTTTTCACCCGCTGCCACGCTGACGGTGTTAGAATTGCTAAACTCAGCCATTTTATCGGCTCCTTTCATAGAAAAAACGCCGGGACTTTTGCCCCGGCGCTCTGGTTCGCAAAATCAGCTCAGGGGCTGAACAGACTACAATTTGCAGTCAGTTGCCGTTATTCGGTTAGGCGCAGCTGCCACAGCCGGTCCCACAGCCATAGTAAATGGCGTTGGGGTTGGGCACCTGATAGGCAGGCACGGGAGCTTTCTGCTGCAGAGTCCCGATGATCTGGTTGGTCTGCGCGTTCATCGCGGTGGTCAGGAACGCGCTCTGGCGATCCTGAGAAGCAGCCCGGCGCAGCTCGTTGTTCTCGCTCTGCAGGGTGGCGATCTTATCGTTGGTCAGGAAGTCAAGCACCGCGCGGGTGTTGCTGTTCTGATTCTCGATGATGTCCCGGGTGTTGCTGTTCATGGCGTTCTGCGTTGCGCAGAAGCCCTGCTGCATCTGGTTCCGGGTGTCGCACTCCTGAGTGGCCAGATTGTAGTTGACACCCTGAATCGCGGTCTGGGTCTTGCAGCAGCAGTCTGCCAGCTGTGTAGCCAGAGCGTTCTGACCCTGCATCAGCGCAACGTTGGTGCTGTTGAAGCCCTGCTGCATGGCGTTGGTGACGCCGTTCAGGCCCTGCTGCACGCCGTTGAAGCCCTGAAGCATCCCGGTGTTCATGGCATAGAAGCCGTCGCACAGGCCGCTTTCCAGCCCGTTCAGCTTGTTCATGACGCTCTGGTTGTCGAAGCCGCGCTGCAGGTCTGCCTGGGTCACTGCGCTGGTCATATAAGGCGAAGCGCCGCCCATGCCGCCGCCCCAGCCAAAGCCGCCCATGCCGCCCCAGCCGAACATGCCGAAAATCAGAAAGAGGACGATCCAGCCCATCCAGTCGCCGCCCCAGCCGTTGAGGCCGTTGCTGTAACCGTTTGCGGGCTGTACCGGCATGGTCAGAACCGTGCTATCAGAAGAAAGAGACATAGTTTTACTCCTTTACGTTAGATTTTGAAATTTATTCTAAATGCGGCCGCATTTTAGAATCCAAACATATTTTTCATGCCGTTGAGCATCGGCGCGATCTGCTGCGCCCGCTGCTGAATGGCGTTGAGCTGCTGCTGTGAGAGCTGGCCGGAGGTGAGCATCTGGTTTATCATCTCCTGCGGGTTCTTTCCCTGCATCTGGCCCATAAACTGCTGGAACTGCCCGCCAATAGGGTTCTGAGCCTGTCGGCCCATCGAATTAAACAAGCTGCTGCCCATCGTTTAGCCCTCCTTTTTCGGCTCTGGTGCTTCTTGCTTCTCCAACGCCGCCAGCTTTGCCGCCAACTCGTCGAACTCCTTGCGGGTGACATACTCCCCGCCTGCGGCTTGCGTGGCTGCAATCGACGCTTTGGGGCCGCTGGTGCGTTCCTTGTAGTCGTAGATTCGGAGTGGGAACGGCCTGCCGTCCTGCCCCACTTCTTTGATGTAGAAGGTATCGGAATCGGCATCCAGTAAAAGTACCCGGCTCCCGTTGGCGACCAAATAGCCGCGGGCTGCCGCTTCACCCTGTACCCAGATAAAGCCGCTGTCAGTCGGTGCGGCCTGCCCCTGCATTGTCGGCATCATGACGGGCTGGGGCTGGTACTGTGCTGCCCTGAGCTGTTCAAGCTGCCCCTGCGGCTGTTGCGGGTAAAACACTTGCGGGTATCCGTTATAAATCGGCATCGTTTTCCTCCTTGTACCAGTAGTAGATCGGGCATTCCGCGCCGCTGTCCCAGCTGTCCCACCACGCGCCGTCGATCACGGTCAGAACGTGGCCGGAGCAGCCCAGTACATACACGCCGCGCGGGTACTCCCGGGCAAAATCTGCCACGGTGTAACAGGTGGTGCAGTCTGCCTCCACCAAACGGCGCTTGTAGCCCTGCTTTTGGAGGTACGCGCCCCATGTGCGGTTGGCGCTTGGCATATCGCCGAGGGCGTAGCCTGTGAGCGCCAGCGCAATATACGCCTGCTCCCAGCTCTGACCGGTGGCCGCAGCTACCGCTCGCACTACGCAGTCCCCGACGCTGCTCCCGCGCGGGTTTGGGTTAAACCTGTTCCACATGGCACCCCCTCCCTTTGCGCCCAGTGTACCTTTTTAAACCGCCGGGAGAGGCAACGAAGGTACAACGAAGGACAAAAAAGAAAAGCGCCCACACAGCACAGGGCTGTATGAGCGCTCAAGTATTTGCACGCAACGCGTATAAAATTTTCAAAAAAGTCTTGACGATTGCACGCAATGCGTGTATAATAAAGACAGTGAAAGACACCACACAATAGAGGTAACAATTATGAGAAGCGCTTATGAGATCGCCGCTGATATCCGCAACGCCGCTGAGTGGGATAACGACCTGTGCGCAGAGCTGTGCGAAGCCGCTGATATGACCGCCGAATGGGAAACCGCTGATGGTGACACCTTTGAAGCTGTCGTGTACGCAGCAGCTGAAAAGCTTGGTGTGGAGATTTGAAGAGGAGGGTTGAAAAATGGCAAACGTACAGACCATCCCAGTGAAAGAGCTTGAGAGTATTTACGCGCACTACACCAAAAAAATGTCCGAGGCTTCCGAAGCGCTTGAAAAAGCCCGCGCAGAGTACGAAGAGCTGTCTGAGGAGTACAAGATGCTCCCTTACTCTGGCATGACGGAAAGCGAAAAAGAGATCCGCAAGCGCCAGCTGTGGGAGTTGATTGGCCGCGCAAAGTGCGAATGTAAAGTGGCTTTAGCCAGCTTTACGGCATACAGCGAATCGGTCGAAGCGTTTGACTATCTGAAAAATTACGACAAATATCAGGCACTATAAAGGAGAAAGGCAATGTACACAGCTGAACTTTTTAATATGGCAGCCGACCCGGAAGCATCCCGGGCAGCGTTCCTCAACAATGTCACCCTCAGCATCCCGGACGATGCCGACGGGTGCGTAGATCTGGACGCTGAAAAACGGCGCCTTGCCCAGATCTGGGATGTTGCGCACATGACCATGAAAGAAATCGTTGACGCTTCCGGCTTGTCGCAGACCGCTTTTGCAAAGCAGGCGGGCGTCCCGCGGCGCACGGTGCAGGACTGGTGCGGCGAAAAGCGTGCGTGCCCGGCGTATGTCAGATTCCTGTTGGCCGAGCACTATGGGCTGCTGTGAGGAGGCGGTTCAGATGAAAGACGATCTGACCGGCCGGGTATTCGGCTTTTGGGAAGTCATCGGCCCTTCCGAAAAGCCTTACTACTACACTTGCCGATGCCTGAAGTGCGGCACCGTGAAAAGTATTTACAAGAGCTCCTTGTTGCTCGGCAAAAGCTCTATGTGCCAATCGTGCGCAAAATCTGGGCCGCGCCCAGGTAAGACGGCCGCTTTTATTAAAGCGGCTCAGGAGTGCTATCTGGGCCAAGCGGTCAACGGGTGGAAGGTACTGGAGATCCTTCCACCATCTAAAAGCGGCGAAAACCTTCGATGCCGTGCAATTTGCCCCGTTTGTGGGAAAGAGACGATCACCAGTATAAAGCGTATTCCACACATAACACACTGTGCTACCTGCAACCGTGACATAAAGAAGAAGTCCGACGCAATCCACAGCACCGCATGGGCTGACGGTTCCAGCCTTGTTTCCGTCAAAAGCCGCATGAGTGGAGCAACCAACCGGAACTCAACCACGGGTGCAAACGGCGTTTCCCGTCTGGCAGATGGCCGGTATAGGGCATACATCAACTTCAAGCGAAAGCAGGTCTTTCTCGGAAAATTTTCAGCTCTTGAGGATGCCGTGGCGGCTCGTAAAGCTGCAGAGCAGCTCATATATGGCGAGTACCTTGACCAGCATGCCGGATGGGAAGAAGAGCTAAAAGAAAAGCTGAAAGAGCTGAAAGACAAAAAATAGCAAAACCCCCGATGCTCCAAACGGAACACCGGGGGTTTTGTGCTGCCAAAACGGCAAAGTCTAAAATCAAGAGCGGGACTGCCCACAGGCAATGCCGCTCTCTACAAAGGTCGCAGCCTTTCAAATATCCGCCCTAATGCGCTTCTTCGTGAGGCCGGGAGGATTTGTTGAAATAATTATACCACAATCCGTGCAAAAAGAAAAGCGGCAGACCCGAAAGCCTGCCGCTTCAATGCGTTTCGTGAGAAATCGCACCCAATTAAGATTATGATATCACATATCCAGCATTTTTTCAATGCTTTTCAGCCGGTAGCCTATCGCCGTCCGGCTGTAATGTGTCTGTGCTGCAATGTCCGGCAGTGGGAGCCGCTCAACGTACCGCAGTAAGGCTATCTTACGGTCTACCCTCCCAAGCGGTGCGCTTTTGATGGCTGCGGTCATTTGCTGTCGGTCAAGTCCTTGCAGCGCAGGAGGCAGCACTACGCGAGCCGCCGCCACAGGCAGCACCGAGCCAGAAAGGCTGCGGCAGCTGTCCGGCGTTGCGCACCATATTGCCAAGCACGGCAAACTGGTGACAAAACGTCACCAGTTTGTTGACATTGCCGAAATGGTATGTTTTCGTGAGGTCGCGAAAACGTGCGCAGACCATTTTCGTGATGCCACGAAATTGTTCTTGTGCGGCGAGCATCTCGGTGACGTCACCGAGATGCTCGTATGTAATGCTTGCCATAATATCACTCCTTATTGTGAACAATGAGATAACGAATTGCGGAAATTTTGACGATAACGCTATCATCCGGGTTGTTTTGTTGCACACCGCTGAGCGCAACGTATTCGCCATTTATCCACAAAATATTTCCTTCCAACCGCATGAGCCATTTTCCGCTGCCATCGAAATCAGCGGCATGATTATCCAAGTCGATTTCGAGGTAAAAACCATCGTTCTGTTTTGCAAAGTATTTTTGCAGAATAGAAGTGATTTCTTTCGTACTCATGTTTTCGGAATCAGCAATGACTTTGATGTAGTGGTAATGAAACATTTTTTGTCTCCTTACAGTGTAATTCCCTCAGCGTTCGCCTTGTCATCAGCATCCAGCGCATCGTAGTACGCCTGCGCAAGGGCTTCCACCTCTGCGATGTCGTCCTCCGTCAACAGGCCGCTGTCCAGATGGGTGTACGCCTTGTCCAACCAGTATGCCACATCACGCCCTGCGGCGATTTCCCGCTTGATGGACCGCAGTGTCAGGTCATGACGGGATTTGGATTTAATTGCCATAAGTACCTCCTTATGTGGTAGTCATGGACGCAATGGCGTCCTCAAAATTTTTGACGACGAGATTTACGTCCCGCTGGTAGTCCAACTTGACCCCCGCGCCGTCGCTCGCCTGCACCACCGTGTCAGGGCCGTAAGCGGTGAGGGCTTTGTAGGCGGCAATTTCGGCAGGGGTGAGCGGGGTTTCGATAGGTTCGATCGGAACGTATAAATAGGTCGGGTGCGCTGTAAGCCAAGCTTTAGCTTCATCAAGTGTAGCGCGTTGCCCTTTAGGCTCAAAAAGAGCAGATTTCAACGCAATCACGTCACCAATTCTACTATAATACAAAGAGAAATCGGCAGTGAAATATTTAGACATTTGCACAGAAAATGTGGTGCACAAGCATTTAGTAATGTTATCAAGCCATTCTATTGGAGTGTACGAAGTGCCAGCGCCAAGCTGCTTTGTAGTGATGTGCCACGTTCCATTGTTGTCAAACCCGCTAGAATCAAGCAAATTCAGAACTTTTACCCTCTGCACCTTCACCCCCCTCTCCAAGTCCACCTCGTCGCAAATCCATTGCTGGCCGTTTTGGTCAGTGTAGTTGCCTCCAGAGGTGACAGGAATGCCTGGCAAGCCGTTGGGGGTGGACAGGGTGAGAGTTTGCGTTTTGCCGTTCCCATCACCCAAGGTCAATACAATCGTCCCGCCGTCACCTGCGCTCACGATAGGAACAGGTGCATTCGGCGTGGGTGTACCGTCTTGCGTGCTTTTACCGTACACGGTCAGGCCGCACAAGGGCGCAGGGAAAGCGTCGTCAACGGAGATAGGGTTGCCTGTTTCACTGCCTGTGAGGACGTTCTGACGGTCCTTTACTGCGCTGATCGCGTCACCTGTGGCTTTTGCGTCAGCGGCTTCGCCCTCGTGGGCGAGGGTGGCGTCCAGTGCTACGGCAGGGCCGGGGTCGCCTTTAGGGCCTTGCGGGCCCTGCTTGCCCTGTGGGCCTGTTTCGCCCTGCGGGCCAGTGGCTCCGGTAGCACCAGTGGGGCCTTGTGGGCCTGTCTCACCCTGCGGGCCGACCGGGCCGATGGGGCCGGTATCGCCCTTGTCACCCTTCTCGCCTTTGAAGTCACCGCTTGCGATGCCGTCTTTCAGCTCCTGCAAGCTGTCAGCGGCTTCCTGAGCGCTCTGGTCTGCATTGCCCGCACTGGTGGCGGCTTCACTGGCGGCGGTCTGAGCGGCTTCTGTAGAGGCTTCCACCTGCTGGAGAGCCTTGTCCCGGGCCATGTCCACAGCCTGCGTGGCGGCGGCCTGCTTGTCACCGATGGCTTTCAGTGCGTCTTCTTTGGCGGTGATGGTGTCAGAAAGAGCCTGTCCGGCCTTTTTGGCAGATGCCCCGGCCTGCTGTGCTGCCGTCTGTGCATCGGTCTTGGCCTGCTCTGCGGCGGTGGCATCGGCGTGGACGGCATCCACCAGCTGCTGCCATGCAGGGGTGCCCGGCTCCGGCTCGGTGCCGTCCTCTGTGCCGGAGTTGGCGCTGACACGATACAGCAGGTCTGCGCTGGTCATCACCTTTGCGCCGTCGCTGCCCTCAAAGGTGATGCACCCGCTTCCGGGCTGTGCGGTCACGCTGGCGGGCACGGCCACATAGCCGTCCACCACCAGCGATGATGCCGGGGCTTTGCCGTCCGGGACGTGCCAGAAGCAGCGGATAGCCAGCCCCTCCCACTCGCCAGTGGCATCGACGTGCAGGCGGTACACGCCCCGGTTCTTGGTGTAGCCAAAGCGCACCAGTTGCTCATAGCCCGGCACTTTGGTGATACCATTGGATGCAAGAGATACGCTCTGCTCAATCATGCTTTACTCCTTGTTGATGGTAGGCTTCTTTTCTGCCAGTGCCTTTTTCATCATGCTGACGGCCTTTTCAATCACGCTGTCCAGCACTTCATCGGTGATGAAAGGTTTCAGCCAGTCCGGCAGTGCGCCCCGCAGCGCGGCAAAGACCTGCGCCTTTTTCTTTGCGCCCTGACCGCTGCCCATGATGCTGTCCTCAGCGATGGTGACGAGCTCCAGTGCCCACTGCTTGACGTACTGCTTGTAGCCCAGCCGGATGGCACCAACGGCCAGCGCGGCAAAGCCGATGAGCATCAGTACCAGTGCGATGGGTGCGGGGATAAAGTTAAACATTGCTTCCATGATTTGTTACTCCTTTCAGTAGGTAGTTGTTAATATCGGATTTGCTTTTTTGCATACCTTCGCGATTGTTGCCGGACAGCTGTGAATCCAAAAGATTTTGTACGCCAACGAGTACGAGACGCATTTCTTCATCGAGGCTGTCAAAGCGGCGCAGGTCTCTTGCAAGGGCCTGTGCGTGCTGAAGCTGTCCCTGTTCCAGCACGCCAAGTCTTTTTTTGAGCGTATCCATTCGCTTGTTCTGCGCATCGTCTGGGGCCTGTGCCTTTTTGATGTACTTGTGGATGATGTCCAGCACCTTGTCGATGGTGATGGCCGCAGCGCACAGGCTGCCCAGAATGCCCAGCACCCACAGTAAAGCTTCTTTTTCGGTCATTTACCCTCCCGGAGACGGGTCAGGCCCTTCTTGCTGATGATACCCGCATAGTCCTTGTATGCGTGGGACATGTCCACGTTGGTGACTTTGCCCGGAATGGCATCCACAACGCCCGGGATATGCGCCTTGCTGGTGTACTGCCACATCCCAAAGGGCCAGCCGGGAGCGGGCTTCTTTGTGCGGTAGGCAGCCAGCCACACGTCGTAGGGCTTCAGAGCCGCGCCGCCCATGTAGAGAAAGGTACTGCCGAACCACAGGCCGGTGTAGAGCAGAGCGTACACGCCCCAGCTTTCCACCGTGCTCAGCATGTAAGCCGTCAGGTCGGTCAGCGCGGCCTTGCCCAGCGGCTTCTGCACCTCGTCCTCGATGTCCACCGCCACAGGCAGCTCAAAGCTCTGGCCGGTGAGCAGCTTCTTGAAGTAGGCCAGCTCCTTGTCGGCCTGCTCCCGGTTGACCGCTTTAAAGTAGCCATACACGCCGCAGGGAATGCCCAGCCGCTTGCACTCGCTGTAATTGCGGGCAAACTGCGGGTCAGTGTAGGGGGCACTGGGCCTGCCCGCTGCGCTGTTGCCCATGGCGCGAATCATCACGCCGTCCACTTTTCCGCTTGCCTTGACCTTCTCCCAGTTGATTGCGCCCTGATGCCGGGACACGTCCATGATTTCAGCCATAGCGTCCTCCTTACTGCGTGATTTCCTCAAAGCCGCTCTTGATAAGAATCGCCTTGACCTTCTCCTTCAGCAGGCGGGGGCAGCGCTCATACAGGGCCTTTGCCTCCTCCATAGTCTCAGCAGACATGATCTCCTGTGCCCATAACATCGCCATCATAAATACCATCCTTTCGATTCTTTGTGTGATTTTATGCATAAACAATCTCGCTCATTTCAAGCAAGCACTGTTTCAACATCTCGTTATCTTTTTGCAGTGCCGCCACCGTATCCGGCAGCTTCTTCAGGGCTTCGGCCTTTTTGCGCGCTTCTTCCTGCGCAGCCAGCTCTTCTGCGGTGTAGCGGATGTACTTCTGGATGGGTACCTGTTCCACCCATTCTTCCTGTGCCTGAACGCCGGGACGGTCGATGATTTTCTGTACGTCCCTGCCGCCGTTGGGGTACTCAGTCACGGTCTCCCAGTGCCACTGTTCCTCCACGCCCTCTACGGCGGGGTGGATAATCTCTTTGGTGTCATCGGTCAGGTAGCCCAGCGTCAGGTCGGGGTTTTCCACGACCGCGCCGGTCTCGTCAAGAATTTTCATAAGTCAAAACCTCCTTTCAGGCCACGCGGTGCCAGATGTGCACATAGTAGGCGGCGGGCTGCACGGTGCTGCTGCGGCCATAAATGGCGTTGGACTTGGACGCGTCAAAAGATATATTGCCATAATTTCCGCTAAACCCGTTCTCGAGTGAACTGCCTACGCCTTTGACAGAAAACGCACCGCTGCCAGATGGATAAGCATAAAAGCTGCCCATTACATCAGATAACGTGCCCGTGATGTTGGGCAGACCGGCTTTCACTGTGGTGCCGGCCGCGTGGGTGCTGGATGCACCCATCAGCACCCGCTCGGACGCGATCTCTTCCCAGCTGCCGCCGAACAGTGCGGCGGGGCTGGTGGAATCTACCGAAATCCAAAATTTGATTTTCGCATGGTCTTCTGCCAGAGCATCCGCAATCAAGGTCTTTGCAGCGTCTACGCTTATCAGGCCTTTCACTGCATCGCCGGTAGCCTTTCCGTCAGCCGGGGCTCCCTCGACGCTCAGCGTCTTGTCGGTGCTCACGATGGTGGCGGCCCTGTCTGCGTCGGCTTTGGCAGAAGAGGCAGAGCTTTCCGCGCTCTTTGCGTCTGCGGACGCTGACTGTGCGCTTTTGGTTGCGCTGGTGGCGGCAGTCTGGGCCATGCTTTCGCTCTCTGCAGCTGCTGCCGCCTTTTCCGTCGCGGCGCTGGCTGCTCCGGTGGCGGTCTGAGCGGCCTGCAGGGCGGCCTGCTGCTGGTCTGTCACTTCCTCGGCGTACTGCTTGACGTACTCCATGCCCTGTGCGATGTCCTCGCGGACTTCCACGCCGCGCTCTGCGGTGCGAATCCCCGCGATCGCTTCGTCAAAGGTCTTCTTGTCCATAGATCTCTCCTTTCTCAGCCCTTGAGCGCCCGGCTCAGGTCGTAAGCATCAGACGCCTTGCGGGCAGTCAGGGACTGCAGATCGCTGAGGCTGGAAAACTCGGTACCAAAGGTAAACTCTTTTTTATCCGGTGCATCCAGCGGCTCCACCAGCTTGGAGCACAGCAGCCACGTATCCACGCCGTGGGCCGCCGAAAAGATATGCGTCTGCTTGCCAATGGCAAGGCGGTCGATATCGATGCCCGCGTCTTTCAGATCCACAGCCTTCACGGTCATTCCGTTCAGGTACCGCAGATTTTTTGCCAGCTCTTCCTCTGCAGCGTCCAGCAAAGACTGTGGGCTGTTGTAATTGCCCTCGACATGGATTACATTGGTGATGATGCCGTAAATCTTTTGCGCCTTGACGTCATTGACTGTTTGGGAGATGATGCTCTGGATATCCACAAAGGGCCACGTTTTCTCGGTTTTTGTGCCAAAAGCGATGACCCGCGTGCAGATGTCCTCTGCTTTGGTGTAGCTGCTCAGATCCAGCATGTTGACCCCAAAGGCAATGGCCTGGGGGTTCTTGTCCGTGATCTTCTGCATGTAGTCCAAATAGCGGTAATTCTGCTGCCCAAAAAACGGGAGATTTCCCGCCCCATGGCGGATCACAAAATAGCCGCCGTACTTGTCCGTGAGCTCACTTTGCAAAATGTCCAGCGTCTTGCCGTGATTTTTGCCATCTCCGAAGCTGTAGGTGGGTTCTTTGGTGTCAAAAGCAAAGCGGCTGTCAACCTCGCCGTTGATCGCAAGACTGTACAAGCCGCCTTTTTCGGTGATCTTGTAGGTGCTGGACTCGGACGCCTTTGTGATGTCGTAGATGGAGTATGTGCCAAAGTCCTTGTTACAGATCGGGCAGGAGACGTATGCTTTTGCAACGCTGACGTTTGCATTCCACGTCTTGCCGTCCGCGTAGGCCACGGGGTACCGGACGCGGAAATTGTTTTCACCGATGCGGGAGAGTACATAGCCACCAGACATGCGTTCTGCGTTGAGCTCCCAGCTCAGGCAGGAAGCTTTCATCTGCGAGTCGCCGCTCGACTGCTCGACCTCTTCGCTCCACAGCACCGCGCCGTTGATGGGGTTATAGATCGTGTAGTGCTGGATATAGTCGTCATCGTTGTCATAGTGATAGCCTGACTTCACCACCTTGAGCCCGTCGATGTAGGGCACCACCATAGGAGTGTCCATCTGCACCTTGCCGGGGGTGAAAGCCTTGTAAGCGTCCACCTGTGCGTTGTGATTGGCACAGACCCACTCCAGAAACTGCGAAAAGCTCACGTTTCTGGCGCTGTAAGGCGCGGCACCACTGTCGTTAAGGTAGGCCATTTCACCCTCGCAGTAGACTTTCTGGCGCACCCGAAAATCCTGCTCGTGGCTCATGACGCGGCCCTGCCAGATCTGCCTCCAGATCTCTTTGCCGTCCTTTTGCTTGTCGCCCTGCTGCACCTCCACCACCGTCATGAGCTTTTGGAGCGCGGAGTGCGCCACATTGCCCAGCGGCATGGTGAATTCCAGAGAGCCAGCCTTGCCCACCTCGCGGGTCAGCGTGGGGCTGATGAGCTTTTTGGTGTCGGTGATGTCCCCGGGGTCGTGAATGCAGGCTTTGGTCACCCACGTATCCACGCCGGACTGTGTGCCGGCATAAATTTTGTAGCTCATAGGCTCGCCCCCAGATACTTAATACTGATGCTGCAGTCCGCAGACGAAGAGAAAACGAGGGTGCCCACCACACCGTCCGGCATGGTAAGACCCTCAATATATTGCCAGTCGGTGGACTTGGCCAGAATTCCTACCTCAAAGCCGTTGAGAGACACCGCGATGTCTGCGGCGGTCTCGCTGCGCTGGAAGTAGATGCCGGCCGCACGCGGTGCACCGGTGATGGACACCTCTTTGTCCTCGCCTGCCTTGAGCGGGATATTCGTGTAGTTGCGCACGATGTCCGTTTCAAAGTTGAAGTCATCCCACAGCCAATCGCTGGAGCCATCGTAGATGCTGCGCTTGAAGGGGTTGCAGGTGCCGGTGATAGTAAAGGTACTGGAAAGCCGGTCGCGGGACGGTGAGACCTTCCACAGCCCTTCCCAGTACCACGCGGGGTCCTCGTCGAACTTACACCGCAGCCACTTGCCGTGGATGGCGTTGGCGATGGTGCTTTCGATGCTGGGCCACTTGCTTTTCGGGGCATTGCAGAGCAGCTCCATGGTGATGGTTCGCTTTTTATAGTGCACCTTGCCGTTATCCCATGTGGTAAGGTTGAGCAAAGCGTCCGATCCGGTGACCTGTACAAGGTACTCATCCACCTCGGCAGCGCCGATCTTGGGACTGCCCACCTTGAGATACAGCCCCCAGTCGTTCAGGGTGTGGTAGTCCCCGATTTTTGCGCCCAGAAGCTTTGCCATTACACACCCCTCGCTTTCCGTGTCACCGTCACGCCGATGCGTGCATCGACGTTGGTCGCCATGCGGGGCGACAGCACGCCCACCAGCTCACCGGAATCCATGACCACCTGACCCTTACCGATGTCCGGCAGATGCTCGTCCAGCATCCCTTCAATGCGTTCCAGAATGCTGGTCTGCCGGTCAACGATGGACTGCTGACCGGTGACGCGGTACTGCAGGGCCGCACGAGTGGAGAAAGTGCCCAGACTGTCATACACGCCGGTCTTGTCAAAGGGGCTCTGGTAGTGGCTGACGGGCTGCTGGTCGTTCTTTTTGTTCATCCACATGGCAAGGCCGATGCCGCCAGCGACTGCGCCCACGCCCAGGATCAGGGCAAGGACGGGGTTTGCTGCCACAAAGGACACGATGCTGCCCAGTGCAGAGGTGATGCCGCCTGCCATGCCGGAAAAACTCTGGACGATGCTGCCCAGAGTGCCGCCCACGCCGCCGGAACCTGCAAGGCCCTGCACGATCTCAGAGAACGCCTTTACAGACGTAGTGGCGCCATCCACTCCGGCAGTAATGCCATTTGTGAAGATGCTCTGGATGGATTCCAGCGCCTTGCCGGTGCCGCCGCTGAAGTAGCCCTCATTGACTGCGGTCAGCGCGTCCGTAAGCCACTTAGAGATCACGTCACGCTGTCCCTGCGACACTTCGCCCCAGATCAGATTGACAAAATCCAGCCCAAGACTTGCCCAGTCGCCGTTTTTGGCATCACTAAAGGCGCTCTTTACCAGCCCGAAAATGCCCTTATCCAGCTGGCCGGAAGCCTCGCTCAGCTGCTGGTCAATGCGGCTCTGGGTACCCTTTACGCTCTTGTCGATAAGAGCAGAGGTCTCGCTCACCTTATCTTCGATTCCGTCGATGTAGGTGATGATCTTCTCGTAGGTCTCCGCGCCGTTCTCGCCGACGCGCTGGCCGGTCTCTGTGACGGTCTTCTTGATATGCTCGCTGCCGTCCGCGTACTTTTCCACCGCCTGCTGCACCTTTGTGGTGATGCCGTTAAAGGTGGTTTCCGAGATGTTGGTAAAGGTGCCCAGCAGCGTTTTTGACATGTCGTCATAGGTCTTTGTGACCTTTGTGACCGTACCGTTGACTTTGGTTTCGACCTGCTTAAAGGTCGTGGCAACGCCGTTCACCATCTCCTTGCCGGTCGTGGTGGTGGTCTCGGTGATGCGGTCTTTGATGCTGCCCGCGCTGTCCTTGACCTTCTCGGTGAGAGTCTGGATGCTGGTGGTCACAGTGCCCAGCGCATTTTGTGCGGTGGTTGTAGCCGTGCTGGAAATGGACGAAATGACCGTTTCGGTGGTGGACTTGGAACTGGAGGAGCCGGTTCTTTTGCCGCCGGAAGAGCCGCCGCCACCGCCTGTGGTGACGATGGAGCTGCCCCCGTTGCCATTGGCTGCCGCCAAATCCGCCTGACGCTGGGACCAGCTCCTATTGCTGATGCCAACGCCTTTCAGAGCATTTTGCCGTAAACGGTTTTTGTTGCTCTGCCGGTTATTTGCATCCGCGTACTCTTCGTAAGTGTCAAAGTCAGCCGTGGCAGCTTTTCCGAGAAAACGGTTAAGCTTATAACTCAGCTGATCCAGCCATGTGGTGGCTTTGCTCGCGAAGTCCTTAAAAGCGTTTTTTGCCGTGTTGATAGGCTCCGTCAGGCCGGTGATCGCGCCTGCGAGACCAATCCAGCCGTCCGTTTTGTAAGCTTCCTGTGCTGCGACGAGCATGTTGTTCAGATTGCCGATTACAACGCCGATGCCGCTGGATAAATCGCCGGTCAGCAATCCCGCCAGCTGCTTCACATTGTCCTTCAGGGTAGACACGCGGCCATTCATGGTCTGGCTCTGGGTGTCCATGCTGTTGTAGTAACGCCCGCCCTCTTCGGATGCGGCCTGCAGGGCCTGCGTCAGCAGATCATAACTGATGGTCATGTTCTGCACTTCGGCGGTGGACTTGCCTGTGTAGTCAGCCAGAATGCCGTACACGTCGATGCCGGCATAAGCAAACTGTTTGATGTCGGCCGTTGTAGCCTTGCCGGTGTTGGCGATCTGCTGCAGGTTCTGGGACATGCGGTTCAGCTCGTCGTTTCCGCCACCGGTCGCAGAAACCGCGTCGCCCAGTGCCATGATGGTACTGCGGGCATAGGAAGCGTTCTCGCCTGCAGAGATCAGGTACTGGTTCGCCTTTGTCAGGGACTCGACATCAAAGGGGGTTTTTGCCGCGTCTTCCTGGATCTGGCTCATGACCTGCTGGGCGGCTTCCGCGCTGCCCAACATATTGGTAAAGCCGGTGGTGTATTTCTCGATCTGGGCGTTGTACTCGATGCCGGAAGAGATGAACCCCTCTGCGGCGCTGAGTGCAGCGGAGCCGAGCTTCGAGAAAATGCCCGCCATGACCGTGCCCTGTGTAATGGCACTGGCCAGAGATTTGCCGGACGCTTTATCCGTGGAGCTGGCAAAGCCGTCCATGCCGTTGTTTGCAGCTTTCAGCGCGGTCGTGGTTGCCCTGAGCTGTGCTTCTGCCTGTGCCAACATGGTCTTGAGGTTTTTGGTCTCAGAGGATGCTTTGCCGGTCTTGCCCACCGATTCGTTGTAACGTCTGGTCAGTTCCACTACGGCCTTTGCGGCCTTGCTGTACTCTCCTGACAGCGAAGAAACGGTCTTTTTCGTCTCGGATTGCACATTTTGGATGCCCTGCCGGTAGGCGCTGTCGTCCAGCCCGAGGGTGGCACTCAACTCAAAAAGTTTCAGGTTCCATCACCCCCTCCGCACAGCTCTTCAAGAGCCTTGCTGTTTTCTTCCGTGATCTCCGCCGCAGACCGCTTGTCGATCTGCTTTACATAAAGCGGGAATGTATACGAAGCAACGTAGGAATAAAGAGCGTCAGCTCCCGCAAGACCGCCAACGGCATCTGCTACGCAATCGCGGTAGAATTGAACTTCATCGTGGTTTCTGATTTCTTTTTTGATGTGGTCGAGGATATAGGACTTGCCGAAAAGTTCCAGCAAATCCAGACGAATGGTCGAGACCATCCGTTTATATCCTTCCACGCCGATCACATCAAGGATCTCAAAAAAGCCATGAAATCGTCATCAGACAGCGCGCGGGACATTGCTGCGGCCAGCTTTCTGGTGGGCGGAAGCTCTTCGCCCTCATCCAGCGCCACAAAGAGCGGCAAGACCTTTTCGGTCATGTCTGCGTGCTCTTCGTAGATCATGCGCATCATTTCTTCCGCATTTTTCGCGCCCTGTTCTGCAATCTTCTTGGCCTTCTCCTCCGGGGTTTCGTTGCCAGTCAGCGGCGCGGGCTGAGTTGCCGCCGCCACTGCGCCCGTGTCAACGATACACTGCTTGTACGCCTTTGCCAGCTTATAAGTTTTTGCAAGGTACTCCTTGCCTTCCAGATCAATGATTTCCTTCATGTCTTTCCTCCTTACATCAGGACGCGGCCTTTGTGATAGAGTAGAACTCCATCGGGGCCTGTTCGGGGTTCTCGAGGTCTGCAAAAGCGGTCAGCGTGATCTGCATCGAGCCGCCGCCGCGATGCTCAGATTTCAGGCTCAGGCCACCGGTTGACATGGCATTATAGAGCTTGACCGCGATAAAGCCGCCGCCGATCATGGGGCCGACCCACCAAATGGGCTTGAAATCCGTCAAAGCGGTTTTCAGGCGTGCAACCACGTGGGTGGGGTCTTCCGGGTCGATGTCCGCAGTGCCAATAGCGAGCTGGATGCTCTTAGGGTCTGCGTTGGGGGTCGTGTAAGAGATGGTTGCGGTGGTTCCAGTGACTTCCACGCCCTGCTTTGTATTGGTGGGGGCGTTGTCAACTCCGGAAAGAGTATCCTCGGTGGAGTTCTGATAGGTGATAGTCACGCCGCCCTGTGTGGCGTGGATGACGTTTGTTTCATCGATTTTCGGGGTCTCAAGAGAGAAATCGGACAAAATGTTGCCCGAGCCCTTGGGGATGCTCTTGAAAGCGTCCGCTGTCAAAACGTTGACGTTAAACTTCTTTGCTAAAGTTTCAGCCATATTGCTCCTTTACTCACGGTATAAGCCGTGTAAGTTCAAAAATAAGAAATTCGCACAGATACCCTTCAGGCGTGTTGTTGAGTGGCTGCGCCCAATCTTTATCGTCTTTGTCCAAAAGAACAGCGCCGCCCTCGCACTCGATTTTTAAGCCACCTCTTGGGATGGCCGCGCTGATCGTATCCTCGGTTTGCAGGATGGGGGCTCTGCCGCCCTTGCTGGGGTACCACAGCCGGGCGTGGAAGGATGCCGTTTCGTTCCACCCGCCGGGGATGGTGGGCTTGTAGGTCAGATAGGGCAGTGAAGCGGCAGGAGGAATGTTATCTTCCAGATAACCCTGGATGCCAAAGCCGTTGAAAAAAGCGTTCAGCGCCCGGTTGATGCTCTCAGACGGCCCCATTACGGCAGCACCGCCTTTTTGCACTTGACGGCCCGCAGCCCCATGCCGGATTCCGGAGGGGCTTTGCCCTCATCTGCCGTGCTGGTGACTTGAAAAGTCTGGCCATCGCTTACCCGGCGGATGTAGTCCGGGAAAGCCAGCGGAACGCCGGTGTTGACCAGCAGGGTATAGGTAGATGCCGTGTCAGCCTGCTCTGCTACCTGTGCTTCTACGGTGGTGTCGTGGCGCTCCACGGCCTCAAACTCCGGGCCGTCCTGCCAGCCGGACACAAAGCCGCCCACGCCGTCCGGCTCATAGCTGCGGGTCTGAAAACGGTATTTTTTGGTAAAGCCCTGCATCACGGTGGATGCAGCGAACGGATTGACCATGTCACATCTTCCTCCACTGGTTGATTTCGGCGCGGAACTTGGTCTTTCCGTCTGCGGGCAGGCCGTCCGCGCCTGTAGCCATCGTGCCGGACCACCCGGCAAAGGACTGGGACACATACACGCCACCGGCCGGGAGCGCCTTGTCGTATGCGTCGATTTTTTCAGCCAGCGCCACAAAATCAGGCGGCACGCGCATAGGCTGTACCGTCCCGGTGAAGGTCTCGGCAGTCAGATCGCCGTCCCCGGCCTTGTGCACGCCGTCATTGAAGATGGATCCGCACACAAGGAAATACTGCCCCGGCACTACCCCGGCGGGCACAGTGTCCGGCTCAAAAGAAAACTCCCCGGCAACGGGGTCGTCCGCCCGGTCAAAGAAATTGTGCGTGTAAACGCACAGCTCAGGGACGGTCATGCAAATTCACCCCCGAATTTTTAGCCCAGAGAAAGCATCTGGCCGATGCGAATGTTTTCCAGCTTCATGCGGCGTTCCCAGTTGGCCTTTGCACTCAGCTCGGTGTCGTTGGGGGACGTTTCGGCAACGTTGTCCACCTTGAAGCTCATGCCGTTGGGGTGAATGACTCGGCCCTCTTTGGTATACAGCTTCTGGACACCGGCCTTGCTCTCGGGGTCGTAGTCGGTGTAGTAGGGCTTCTCGTAGTTGGTCTTACGGCAGCCCACAAAAGATCCTTCACCCAGAACATAGGTCTTGTATGCAGTCGTGGCCTTGCCGCCGTTGATGGAAGCATCGGTGATGGACGTGGAAGTGAAGGCGTTGTTTACGATCACGACCATCCCACCGATGCGTGCCAGCGGAGAAGCCTGAGACAGAGCGCCCGGAGTGGTGTACTTTTCAAACTCGACGAGATTTGCTGCCTGATACTTTGCAAAGACAGTGGAATGCATGATGAGCAGGCCCCCGCTCATTGCATGGTCGCCGAAAGCGGCCTCCTGTGCGTAGATCAGAGACTCCGTCGTAACTTTGCCATCGCCCACCTTGGTGATGTCGTAGATGTGCTTCTTGAGATCGGTGGTAGACAGCACAGCGTCCGTGATGGTCATAAGCACATTCTGCCAGGTCTGCTGATAGTAGTGTGTGACCTGATTTGCGATGTGCTGCATCGGGGCTGCGCCAGTCAGCTCTTTGGTGAAGTCCTGAGCTTTCCATGCTTTCATGCGCTGGATGAGCATGGTGGTCTGCTTGCTGCCAGTGACCTCAGTGGGGGTGTTGTCGGTCTTGCCGTCGTTGTTCAGGGGCTTATCCGCCGTGGCGTCCAGCTCGGTATAGAACGGGATGGTTGCAACGTTGCCCTTTTCGCCGATCAGACCCATGATAGAGGGGTCGTCCTTGATGATGCCGGAAGCCTCGATGCTGGTATCGATGGTGTTCTGCTCGGCCATGTAGTCGCCGAACACCTCAACGTCGAAGTCGAAGCCGCCAAAAGTGCCAGTCTGTGCCATATAATAGCCTCACTTTCTTACTTTGCCCGGAGCTGCTGGTACAGTTCAGGGTTGCTGTTCTTGAGCTTGATGCGGTCATCAAGGCTCATCTTTTTGAAATCCTCGGGAGAAGTCCCGGCGTAACTGGTGGGAGGATTGTCCACCTTTGCGCCGGTGGTTTTGGTGGTGGCAATTTTGCCGCCCCATGTGGTTTTGATGCTGGAAAGCTGCTTTTCGGCGTCTTTCACCTTGCCGTCGGCGTCCAGTTCCAGACTGGCGGCAAATTCGTCGCCCTTCTTGGAGTCGTCGGCAATGTCGTCGATGTACTTTTCCAGCACGCCCGCCTGCTTGAGCAGCTGCTTAAATGCAGCGGTCTTGGCCGCCTTGCTGGCTGCTGCTGTCTGCTGGGCCTTGTAGTCGGTCAGCGCCTTTTCAGCGGCTTCCTTGCCGCCGTTGGCTGCGTCCCGGTCTTTCTCGGCCTGTGTGCGGGCTGCTTTTTCTTCATCCAGCTGGTTTCTGAGTCCGTCCGTATCCTTGTGCAGGGCGTCCAGAATGGCTTCGACCTTGTCATCGTTGGAGGTTTCGGGGTTCTCCAGAATCGTGCGGATGTCAGCTCTTTTGAGTGCCATGTGATAGTCCTTTCTGCCCATGCTCGGGCTGCCATGCTTGGCAATAAGGTGTTTTTTCCGGTCGTGCTGCCGGTGTGGTGCCGCCTGTGGGGCTTGAACCCACGACCTCCGGGTTACAAATCCGGTGCTCTGCCAGCCTGAGCTAAAACGGCATAAAAAAGCGGCTGACGCTGTGCGCCAACCGCTAGGTATTAAATTTCAACATGAGAACTGACGTTATAATCGTAATCCCATTCAACAACGATTTTGATATGCGCAGGGCTCATGCCAGTAGACTTGTAAAGCAAGCCAAGCTCTTCTTTGGCAATTTCTACTTGACCCCAAAAATCCTCCGGGCTCATTTTTTGCAGTTTTGCTTTTTCTGCTTTTCCCGCGCCTCTTCTTCGCAATTCTTTTAGGGACTCTTCATAAAGCCCCCAAAGCCATCGAGCCATTTCTATCAGCTCTTCGTTGGAAAGCTCTTCTTTAGGTTTCTGTTCAACTTTGTCTTTGACGAACATATGCAAAAAAGTGTCTTTGAAAGAAATTCCCATGCTTAAACCTCCTTGTTTCCTTCTTGTACCGCGATCTCTCGCAGCTCGTCAATGTGATTCTCCACCGCCGGGCGGAGGAACGGGCGGGCTTTCATGCCTCGAGTTGCGTGAAACTTTCCGTTAAAATCCATCCAGACCCACGGCGTTTTTCGTCCATTGCCCTTCTCGGCAAAGACGCCCGTGCCAAGCTCAACCCAAATTGAATACAATAAGTTGGACCCGATAGTCACGGTCTTTTTTGCGAGGTCGAGGGCAAAGGTCAGGCTCTGCTTGAGCGCGCCGCCCACGTAGCCCTCAATGCCCGTGCTGTCTGCCGTGCCTGTGGGCACAAGCAGCTGGGCGTAGTCCTGCACCGTCATGCCCCAGAGGGTCAGCACCCGCTCTTCCCATGAATCCAGAGCTTCATGCAGCCGCGGGGTGTTGTCGGTGAATTTGATGTCGTAGTTAAATTTCATGGTTTACGGTTTTCTTTATTGCCCCACGGAACGCCAACGCCCAATTCATAGTCAGGCTTATTTGCGTTTTCTTTCCTGCGAGCTTCATCGTGTGCAGCGAGTTGATTTTTGGTATATGTTTTGACGGTTGCGCCGTTTTCCGCCATGCGCTTGGCAATTTCAGGAACTGTCATTCTTCCGCTTGCAGGGCTTTCTCTTGCATCGTCAATGCCAGTGATAAATCCGCCCTGTCTGCTTCGGTAAGAAAGCCTTCTACCGTCTTTTGTTGTGACTTCAATAGCAACAACGCCGCTGAAGCTTCCGTTGTTTCGTGTAGAGCTTCCAGAGCCACGTTTACTCATTCTTGGCGTTCTCCTTTCTCCGTTTTCTCTCTTCCGCCCACCACATTTGCTCGGCTTCCTTGCCGCCCTTGGATTTATACCACTCGGTGTAATCCATGACGGGGGTGTTTTTTTTGACCCGCACCATGATAGGCCTGCCTTTTTCGTCCACCTTGCCGCTGTCCTCGACCACAGGCACGTTGTCAATTTGTCGTGCGTTCTGCCGGGGATACTTGCCCAGCACAGAAGACAGCACACAGCGGCAGTGGTAGACCATCTCCGGTGCTGCGTTGGGGTCGCCGGGGCGCTGAATCTCGTAACCCATGACCTTGAACGGCTCGTCAAGCTCTGCTGTCTGCTGGTCAAGCAGGCGGTGCATTTCACGGGTGCGGTAGTCGTGGGTGGAGTTCCAGCGCTTTTTGACCTCAATGCCCAAAGCCTGGGCGTTGCGCATCTGCTGCAAAGCCCCGGCGTTCTGGGCGCTGGTGAGGGCTGTGATGGCGTTGTTCATGGCCCAGTGGATCTCTGTATCAGCCATGCCGTTTACTGCCTGCACGGCGATGTCGTGGACGCTCTTGCCCTGCACGATGCCCTGCATGACGTAGCGATTGAACACCCGGGCATCATAGGTGCGGTTGCTCTCGCTCTTGATGCGCTTGTTGGGCACCATGCGGGGGTTTTCCTTCAGCAGGAGCTTGACCGCTTCGGTGTTGTACAGGGTCAGCCCGAACGTCACGCCTGCGGCCTGTTCCAGCTCGTAGAACGCCCAGTTTGCGCCAAAGGAAAAGATATTGTATTGCTCGTCCCGGGCCAGCTTGTAGGCCGTCTCTTGGGCTGTGGTGCAGGTCTGGGTGATGCCGTCCAACTTGGCGTGCATCAAATCGGACTGAAAGACCTGATTTTGCAACCAGATGCGGTAATCATCCTCTGTAATCTCGCCTGCATCCAGCTGTGCCCGTTTGCGCTCGTCCAGCGCCTTGTACTTTGCCAGAAACTCGGTAAGCTGCTCCTGCATCTCCCGGCGGGCAGTGCCATACACCCGGAGGATGCGGCGGCGAAGGCGGTTCAGCTGGCGGGTAGAGATGCGGTCACGGTCGTTCATTGTTTTCCCCGGCGGGTCCCCATTTGATGTTTCCGAGTTCGTCAACGCCTACTGCGCGGACTTTTGGCTCGTCCAAATCAATCGTGGTCGGCTGCATCAATTCGACTGCATTTGCAAACCGCTCCAAAAGTTTCCTGTCGTTTTCGTCCAGCTCAATAACAAACTTGCCGATGATGTTATTCGCCATCGTCTTCGTCCTCCTCGTCCACGGTCTCCCGTGTTGCGCTCTCAGCCATCAGCGCGGCCTTGGCCTGCTCCTTTTGTTCCGGGGTCAGGTTTGGCAGCAGGTCAATGGCCATGTCCTTCCCGATGATCGGTGCCTCAGAAATCACCATGCTGACCTGTTCAGCTGTGTTGGTGATCTTGCTGCGGTTGAATGTCGGCATAGCGTTTTCAAAGCCAGCCAGTGCGCAGATCTGCCGGATGAACGGCTTTACCTGCGCCTCGAAGTCGTCTGCGTTCTGGTTCAGCGGCTCATAGGCCGCATCCAGATGGTCGTTGGTGCTGTCCGCGCTCACGCAATGCACGTCCAGCCCGCCGAAGTCCTCATACACCCGGGTGTGGAGCAGCTCCAGCAGAGCCTGCCGGGCCGTCACGGGGATCTCGGTGGTGTAGGGGGTGATCTTGCCGCCCTCGCTGGTGTCTGCGCCTGCAATGTGGTACAGATTCAGCTTGACAAGGAACTCCTGCAGCTCGTCATCGGTCATGCCGTTGAAGTTCTCGCACAGCCAGTAGATCTGCGAAAAGTCCTGCAGGTCATTGCAGAAGCCGGACATCACCAGATCGGTGTTGTCAATGTAGGCTTTCAGCCCCACAAGGGTGCTCTGGTGCAGGTCGGAACCCCACAGCGGCACAATGGGCAGGGCGCTGTAGTTTTCACCCTCCACGCTTTCCAGCCCGCCGCCGGGTGTGGTGACGGTCACGCTCTTGTATGCCCGCTTCTTGGCTGTCTCCTTCATCACATTGCCGATTTTGCTTTCCGTGTACTCGGTAAAGCCGTCCAGCTCGTACAGGATATAGTGCATATCCGTGTCAGGGTTCAGCCGCCAGAAGCGCACACCCGCCTGCAAAAGGCCTGTCTTTTCATCGTACAGGGGGGCAAACTCGGTCAGCTTGAAAACCACCAGATGGTCGTTGTTCCAGAAACCAAAGCTCTCGCCGTGGATCAGGGCGAAATATCCGGCTTTCTGGATCTGCTCATCGAAGTTCTGCCCCAGCCTGTCCTTGTCCACGCCATCGTCCGCAAAGACCACGCCGTTGCCGAGGGAGTAGGTCGCTCTCTGTTTGTTGAGCCGCCGGAAAAGGTTGCTCTTGACCATATCGGGGTGTGGGGTGTCCTGCTTGGTGTTTTTGGACAGACGTTTCAGCATCAAAGCGTAAGCCTGCGCAAAGCGCTCAGCTCCCGGGTTTTTCTGGGCATCGTACAGGTCGGCGTCCAAAGCCATCTTGTAGGGCTTGGAAGCGCAGTGCTGCTGCACGAACCGCCGGATGAAATCAAGTTGTTCCCCGGCGGCTTGCGCCTGCTGGAAGGTCTGGAATGTGTATACAGTGCTCAAAATCAATCCCTCAGTTTTACAAGGCGCTTTGTGCGCACGAAATAGCGGATAGCGTCCATGCAGTGGTCGTTGACCTTCAGCACGGTGTCGTCTTTATCTGGATCCCAAGCGTACACGCCGAACTCTTCCAGCGTGTGCTTGCAGTCTTTGTAAATCTTCAGTCGCCCGGTCTGCAGCATGGTCTGCACGTCCAGAATGCCGCTCAGAACATCGTTGTTTGCGGGGGTCTGGGTGAATCCGTTCTTGCGCAGCTCTGTAATCAGGGGCAGGGCAGAGGGGTCAACGATGATCCTCTCCGGCTTGAGACCATCCAGCCACGCTTTGAGGTCTGCAACATACTCGCCCACGGTCTTTTGCCGCTTCTGTTCGCGGCCGCTGTAGTAGTACTCCCGGGTGACGATCCAGCAGTCTGCATCTGCCCGCTTCTGGAACAGCAGAAAGGTCGTTGCGTTCTGGGTGCCAAAGTCGCACGCCACATAGGCGCTCTTTGGCGAAAGCTGCGGCAGCACATCAACAACGTGCTTTTTGCGGTCGAACATGTCATATACAAGGCCCTCCGCCACGGTCCACAGGCCCAGAATGTAACGCTGATAGAAAACGCCGCTGTACTGGCTGCGGTATCTGGCCTTGATGTCCTCGGAAAGCGACAGGTTGTCGTCCATCGTGAAATGGAGATACATCATCTTGCGGGAACGGCACTTGCGCACCCACTCGAGATAAAACCAGTGCTGTGGGCTGCCCGGGTTGCAGTTGAACCAGAACTTTGACCCAGTGACAGAGCATCGGGCCGTGGCCTGGTTGACGAAGCTCTGCGGCATCAGGGCCACCTCGTCGAAGAATGCCCCGGCAAGGGTGATGCCCTGGATCAGGTCCTGACTGCTCTCGTCCTTGCCGCCGAAAAAGTAAAACTCGTTGGTTCTGCCGCCCTTGCTGACGGTCATGCAGTTTTCCGCCCGGTGCTCCTTGACGTTGTAGCCACGGGCCGCAAGCTGCTGCTTGAGCGTCCCCAGCACGTTGCGCCGGAAGCTGGCGATGGTCTTTCCACACATGGCAAACTGCTGGCCGCTGTAGCAGGTCATAGCCCACTGGACGAAAGAAAAGCTCATGGCAAAGGTTTTGCCCGATCGAATAGCGCCATCAGCAATGATGCCGTTGTAGCCGCTGTATGCGCTCTGCGGTGTCCACCAGCTCAAGACCTGCTTTTGCCGTTGGCTGAGGGCTTTCCAGCGAAAACCGTTACTTTTCCGCATGGTCGTCCTCTTCCTCCGGCAGCATCTCCACGTCATCCGGCGGGCTGATGTCTGCGGCAGCGCTCAAAGCCTCAAGCAGGCCATCGTCCGGGGCTTCTATGCCGCTCTGGTCTCCCAGCATAGCAAACTTGTCCACGATGGTGCCAAAAGCCGTGGACAGCTGCGGCAGCGTTGCTTCTGCGATTTTGTCAGGGTCTGCCATCGCCTGAAGGTACAGCCCGAGAAGATCCTGTGCTTCCCCGCGCTTGCTGCCTAAGTAGGAAAGCATGTCCTGCGAATTTTCCCGCTTTTTTTGTGCACACAAACGCGCACTCTCCGGGTCTTCCTTCACGACTTTCTTAACCGTCGCGTCTGAGACATCGTTCAACTTTGCAGCGGCGCGGTAGCTTTGGAGTTGCACATAGTCAGCAACGATCTTCTTTTTTTGCTTATCTGTCAGCCGCCGTGCGCCCACCGCCACCACCTCTCTAAACTCACGCAAAAGAAAAACCGCCCGGAAATCCGAACGGTCAAAATATCGAATGTGCCGCTTGCAGGGCTCGAACCTGCACACGTCCGGTTATGAGCCGGATGCTCTGGCCGACTGAGCTAAAGCGGCATAAGAAAAACCAGCTTTGCTGCATGGAGCTCATCATGCAAAAAGCTGGTTTTTAATTGTATTGTATCAGCAGCGGTTAATCCGCACGGATAGCAGGCCGTGCTCCTTGGATACAGCCACGGCCCCCGATCTCTGCCCGAGGCTCGCGTTTTGTGTGGTCTGCACGGAAACCGAAACGCCGCGCATAGCGCACAAGGTGGCTTTCTTTGTTGCTGATCGGTAAGGCCGAGAGGATAAGGCCAGCGCCGAGACGCGTCAAAAACTTTGCCATGTCGCAAATCAGTTCTTTCAAGCGCTCAAACATTTGTATGCCTCCTCTCCAAAAGTGTCCACTGTGGACACTCTAAAATCACGCTAGCCGCCAGCTGGATTCGAACCAGCACCCACGGGATGGATGTGCGCAGTGGTTGACTGTGCAGTGATGTTCCCGTGGTGTCACCAACGTTGTCCCGCCTTAAATGGGCGGCGCTCTTCCAGTTGAGCTATGACGGCATATAAGCAGCACCCGTGCATTCAGTTTGACGGACAGGCGTAAAACGGTGGGTGCTGCTGCATCTGGAACTTTCGCGGCCGGATGCCCCGCTATTGCGCGGCCCGCTCTAGGGCACGCAAGCACTCCCGGCAGGACTCGAACCTGCAACATGCGGTTTTGGAGACCGCTGCTCTACCGCTTGAGCTACCGGAGTATAAAAGCCGCCCTTGGAATCGAACCAGCCGTGTCTACACACACGCGCCGCGCTCCAAACTGCGCTCAGGCGGCATATAAAAACAGCTCCGGTTCTCCGCCGGGGCTGTTGGTTGGCGCACATCCTGTCAGGAAAGCTACACCTTGGCAAGGATTCTAAGGCCTTTTCTCGGCACGGGAGGTTGCACGTGCGGCCTTGCGGGTTGTCTAGTCCATGCGCCATACGGTGCGATACGGCGGAATCGAACCGCCTCCTGTCTCTCATGAGCGGCAGGCTGCCTTTGTTTCAGTGTATCGCATAGAAGCAGCCCGCGAAACGTGAAGAGAGCAAAGCCCGGTACCTGCAAGCAGAAAAGGAGGAAAATGCCAAGAAGGGACACGTTTCGGAGGCTGCGTGCATCGGTTTGCCTTTTGGCTTTTCCGATGATACCACAATAGCACAGATGCCGATAACAAGTAAATCCCAGAGCGTGTAAAAACAAAGCCCTCTGACGTTGTGCAAAATGTACAGGTTCAACTAAGATTCAGCTCGTTCGCGATCTCTGTCAGCTGGCTCAGGCCTTCCGAAATTGCGCGTGAAACCTGAGACGGCTTGGAATAGCCGACTTTTGCCGCGATATCGGCGTGCCGCTTGCCTTCAACATAGTACAGGATGATGCACTTACTGCGGCGGATGGATGCAGGATCGGCGTGGAGCATATAGGCGGCTCCAATGGCATCCTTCTGCATCTCGGTATACCGGCATTTCAGCTCAGCCAGCTTTGCTTCTGCATCTATGGCAGCATCGCTGTTGGTGCCCACCTTGTCGCTTGTTCCGGAGTGGCCGGGCGCGCCGGACGTGCTGGACGTAGTTGTTGTGGCCGCACTGCGCAGGCTTGCAATGTGTTCCTGCTGCTGGAGAATCAGTGCCCGCATCCGGGGCAGGCGCTCGAACCACGCTCGCATCTTTTGCTCATCAGTGGTCTCTCTCGGCTTTGGCGTGTCGGTTTCAGGTGTCCATGTGCGTGTCATTGTTGCTCCTTTCTTCAAAATCGTAGCAATATTCGGGCGGATTTATGTATCCTTCGTCTTTGTCACCGCTCCGGCAGATATAGTGATATCCGGATTCTGACGCCCCAAATTTTTGCTTTAAGAATACGCACCGGTCGCAAAGGCAAGGTTTGTTTCGGTTGAGCCACCGCTTGAAATATTCAATTGGGTTGCCATCGCTAAGAACAACCAAGATGAAAAGCCCTGCAAGTGTTGCCATGAACAGCACGCTTGCAACTTCAAATAGCATATCAAGCATTTTACTTCTCCATTTCTTCAATCTCAATTTCCACCCTCGGGTTCTTCCGGTCAAGCTCCACCCGGCTGCCATCGTGGGCAGACACGATCTTGCTGTTGTCGTCCTCCAGCACGCGGGCTTTCACCAGAATGTCCGTGGTCGCCTCGATGAGGTTTGCCAGATCGACCCGGCGGGCGGTTTTCATGTAGTACACGCACCTCACGTTCACGCGGGCAGAGATGGGGCTGTGCGGCCTTTTGATTTGCCGCAGGCAGTCCGTCTCATAATCCACATAGGCCTTGCTAGGGGCCACAAAGCGCCCGCCTGAGCGGCTTTTGAGGATGCGGACAGAGTTTTTCTTGGTTCGCGGGTCGCCGTAGAGGGTCAGCTTCATCTGCCGTCCTCCACGTAGTACCAGCTTTGCGGCGGGCGTTCGATTCCGAACTCTTCTCCCCGGCAAATCAGCTTTTCTGCGTCCCATCTGCTGCAGGTGCAGCAGTCTCCGCGATGCGTACAGGGTTGTATCGCCCAGAAATCTTTAAGCTTTACAGGCTCTTTGTAGAGTTTGAAGTTTGAAATATGCCAACCGTAAAGGTCTTTCATGTCGGCATAGTTCATACCGATATCCCAGCCGGCGTATTCCTTCACTTGCTTGATACTGAGGCAACTTCCAGCAATTGCTGTTTCAATATCTTCTTTGACGATGCAGTACTCGGGGCCGATGCGCCGGATGTCATCACAGATGAATTCTCCAATAACCACCTGAGTTTTACCGCGAACGCTGTCCGGCAGTAGCTTATTGAACTTTATGAACACAGGCTTTCCGTGATGGATTTCGCCGTCCATCGTTTCTTCGCCATCCTTGAAAATGGTGATGAGTTGCTGCGGAGCTTTTGTGCAGTAGACGTACACCCTGAACGGCGTTTCCGATTTTGGGCGGGTCTTACGCACCTCAAGGGTCTTTTGCCCCCGAATGATGAGGTCGCACCATTCAGGCCGGATGCTCATCAAGATAGCTTTCATTTTTTCATCATCCCTTCCATTGCCAGCTGCTCGCACTGCTTTTCAGCTTCCCTGCGCTGCTGGTCATACTCAAACAGCATGTCAGCGTACTCGCTGCCCACCCGGCGGATGGCGGTTTCCAGCATCTCCGTCACAAGGTCGTGGTACTTGTCCGCGCGCTTGCGGCTGTTCCTGGCAACTTCCCTGGCTTCCCACAGGTCGGTGAGTTTGTCCCGCCTGTCATCGGTGATCTCGCCGTAGCCGTAGGCATCCTGGATCTGCTCCATGCTTTCCCAGCCTTCCAGCTCAGCAAAGGGGCCAGCTTCAGCCTTTGCCATGCTGCGGGCTTTGGTCTTTTTCTTGACGTACCGGTTCAGACCGTCCTTCATCACGGCGCGGGCATCGTCCATCGCCTTGCGGACAGCCTTGACCTCCCGCTCTCTTTTGAGTTGCCCGGGCTGGCTGGCCCACTCGGTCATCAGTTCAGATTTGGTTTTTGGTTTCATCTGCTCACCCCCATTGTTCAGCCATTGCTTTTGCAATGCCTGGCGCGGTTTTGCTTCTGGCTTTTGCCCGGCCCTCTTGGCCGTTGTGCGTGTCGCGTATGCCTTCGCACCAGCTGATTTTCTTGCGCCTTTTCCCATTTGAAACGTACACGGGCTCTGGCGGTGGAAGGTTGTTTTCCCGTCTCAGAGGCGGCAGATTTTTCAGCCAAAGGCAAGTGCGCTTTGTGTGATAGTTTTCCGCGTCCGCTTCGTTTTCGGCAAAGTAGTACGGATGAATGATCTGGTCGGCTTTTCTGTACGCCGTGTTCATAATGCCTACCGGATTTTCGACTGCAATTTTGGGGACATCTGCCAACATGAACTGCATAAAGAAAATTGCGGCTTTTACACGCTCTGCCCAACGGGCAACAACCTTTTCAGCCGGGGTTACCCGCAAGCTGAAAGAGCGTGTTGCTGCGTTGCTCAGGTAGGTGCAGGGAGGGTGTGCAATGAGCAAGTCCCACTTGCCAACGTCATGCGTTACGCCGTCCATTGTGACGACTTGCCCCCCCCCTCAGAGCCATTAGAGCATTTCCGAGGATATGCCACTCAGGATGCCCGCCGGACGGCTCTATCAGGTCGCACGAGTAGGCTTCGTGGCCTTTTGCCCGGAACGCTTTGCACACCTCCTGCGATTCCTCGCAGGCGATCAGCACTTTCACCGTTTTCTTCCTCACATCCATCCTTCTTTGTCGAAATCGTTGCGGCTGATCCGCTCCGCCGCGTGGTTCCCGTTGGTGTAGATGCGCTGTGCCTTCAGCTGACGCTTGTACTCGGCGTACTTCGGGCAGCTGTCGTGGCAGATCGGGTGCCGGTCAGGGCAGTGAAAGCAGGGTTCAAAAGCCTTCATCCTTCAATCTCCTTCCTTGTCGGCTCGCTCGCCCGCAGCCTTGCAGCTTCACGGGGGGCGGTGGTGATATCGGCCTGCGCCTGCTTCAAAAACTCGGCACGGCGGTATGTAAGGTCTGGCATTTCAGCCAGCTCTGCAAGCCCTCCCACGCTCCCGGCATAGGATTTTGCCGCCGGGGGGAGTTGATCATACAGGGCTTGCAGTTCTTTCTGCCCGTCACTACGCAGCAGCCCGCCCTTTTCGTCAATGCCGGTCACCATCGGGAACTTGCGCCAGCTCAAAAATGTCTGTGCCTTGCGTGCCGCTACAGCCAGAGCATCCCACTCGGCAGATGGGTCCAGGCACTGGGAAAGCTGCTTAAAGATGTCAGCCACCGTGACCGGATAAACGCATACCCGGTTCGCCGCCAGAAAAGCCCGCTTGACAGTATCGCCGTCATAGTCGCCAAACTGGTACGTCCACACATCGATGGTGGTCTGCATCTCCTCATCGGTCAGCGGCTTGGAACCCAGCTTGTACAGCACAAAATTCATGCGGATCAGCTTTGCCACGTCTTCCCGCGTCATGTCTCAAACCCTCTTTCTCTGTCCATCTTCGCCAGCACCCGGGCAAGCTGGTCGTCTACGGTCTCGGTTGGCTGCTTGCCTCGCGGTCTGGCTTGTCGGCTTTGTTCGTTGGCTTCCACGTCTCCCGGCGTGCGCAGTCCGTCCCGTTTCCAGCCGGACAATATGCCGTTGATGTAGCTCCACGAGCGCTTCCCGGCTTCTGTGGCCTTGTCAATCGACAGCAGGATCATCTCTGTGCTGTACTCCTGCCTCCACTTCTGCAGCTTGTCCAGTGCAGAGCGCGGGAAGTCCCCAACAGCCTGCTGATAATGCTGGACGATCTTGGAAAGTTCTACGTCAACGGCGGCGGGGGAGGCGCTATTATATATATCCCCGTTAGGGGATATAACAGTTCCAGTAACAGTTCCAGTTCCAGTAACAGTTCCAGTTCCAGTA